ATGAAAAGAATGTTAATAAAGCTATATGGAATCCTTTCAAAGAAACTTTTACTACCCTTAAAGAATTAGAAAAATCAGCAGATCTTATTGAATGGAATTGTGGTATTTGTAAAGTTCCTATTAAATCCAGAATGGATTCAAAGAAAGTAGAAAATTTTGTTTGTAGTAAATGTTCTAAAGCCCATAACTCACGGAATAAAAGTGTAGACGGTAGAATTATAGATACATCAATTAAATTTACTAAACACTGTAAACACCTCCTTAAAAAAGAACAGAGGGAGTTTATGACCTATGCCAAGCGATCATCTAAAAGATAATGCAGCCTCCAAAGATATTTTAGTAAAATCTTGTAACTTACTGTATGGTGATGCATTAAGAACTGCAATGCCTCTTTCCTTTAAACATGCTGCTAAAGATTTAAATCCTGGTAAAAATTTATCATGATAAACATTATTACCTGTTCCTTTTGTTGGATACCCATCATGAAAATGAGTTAACTTTCCATCATTAGCCATATCAAAACCTAATAATATAATTCGCTTAGCTCCTAAATGATAAGCTAAATTAATTGCCGCATAACCACTATTATTACCATGTGCTAAAGTATCTTTAGGTTCTTCTAAACCGTGAGTTGCTCCTTTTCTTAATATATTAATATCATTAGTATATTGCACCCCCGTTTTAATTGTATATTTTAAACAAGATAAGTTATCTATGTCATTCTTATACCAAGTATAAAATCTATTATCGGTCCAATACAAAACATCAGCAGCTGGGTATGAATATATGCCTTTATTAATTGCAATAACTTTAGAACCTAATAATTTTTTAAAATCAAAATTTATTAAAGATGGCCCTCCTCCTAAAATATAAGCAGTTTCACCTTCCCATAAATTATCAACAAAACTAAAATTAAAATTTTCTCTTTTATCAGGTGCTGAATTCTTAATAGATGTATGCCGTGGAATATTATTAATCTCTGGTTCAACAGTTGTAGTTCTAGAAAAGTTTCTTCCTATATTGCGCCTATGTACATTTGTATTATGTACTTGTTCTTTATTGTTAGCCATTTCTTTTTGTATCTTTAAAATAGATCTTCTCCTTTGCATAATAAACGTTGTTTTATAGTTTATTTATTCCTAAAACTAATTCTTTATTTTGCATATAAAAATAAATTAATTATGCGGAACATACAAAACATTTTGTTAACAGAGAAATACCGACCTAAGGTATTAGAAGATTTAATAACACCTAAAAGAGTAGGTGAAAAATTAAGTAAAGGAGTTTATCAACATTTACTATTACATGGCAGCCCAGGAACAGGTAAAACATCTGCTGCTAAAGTATTAGTTAAGCATTTTAATCACCCTTATCTTTATATTAATGCATCAACAGATACATCAGTTGATATTGTAAGAAATAGAATTACAGACTTTTGTGCTAACCGTTCTATTATGGATGAACCTGGAAAAATGAAAGTTATTATCCTTGATGAGATTGACGGTGTATCCGATCAATTTTTTAAAGCACTAAGAGCTACAATGGATCAATTTGCTGTTAATGCTAGGTTTGTAGCAACATGTAATTATATTAATAAAGTACCAGATCCAATTCAATCTAGGTTTGAAATGATTGATTTTGATTTTTCTAAAGAAGAGGAAACTGAAATAATGAAAAGTTACATTATGAGGATTCTTAAAATATGTAAAGATGAAGGTATTGATATTGATAAACATGCAGCTGTTGAATTAGTAAAAAGAAAATTTCCAGATTTAAGAAATATGTTAAATCAATTACAGGGTTTTCAATCACAAGGAAAGGATAAAATAACAGTTGAAGATATAAAGCAATTTAGTTCTGTATATAGAGATATTTATGATCTTGTTATAGATGGCACAGATCCTGTAAAAAATTATCAATATATGTTATCTAATTATGCTAATAGAACTGATGATGTATTATCTTCTTTAGGTGCAGAATTTATTGAATTTATTCAACAAGAAAGACAATCTTATATTCAATTTATTCCACAAGTTATTATTACAGTAGCAAAATATCAATCACAAAGACAACAAGTAATTGATCCTGCAGTATCAATGCTTGCTTGTATTTATGAACTGCAATCAATATTAAACGGCGTATGAGAGCACCATTTTTAGAAAAACTAATTAAGAAATTTCCTAATTATATGGAATTAGGAGCAGCAGTTAAAAGATATTATGATTTAAGACAATCAAAATTACCAAAAGAAGAATGCGAGGAAATTATATTAAATTCTACTTTCAGTATTAACTAGAATTTGTTATAATTATATTAAATACTATTACAATGAGAAAGACAGGAAGACATACATTTGTTATCGACGGTAATTATTTTCTTTTTAGAACCCTTTATGTTTTACCTAAAAGTTCTAAAAAAGGAGAACTACTTGGAACCGATGATGATGTTCAAACCTTTATGAGAAAATTAGCAACGGATTTTGCTTATCAGATTAGATTATTTGAAGGCCTTATAGATAAGGTTGTTTGGACTATAGATTCAAGATCTTGGAGAAAAGATTTTTTTCCAGAGGCAGAGTACAAAGGAAATCGTAAACAAGACAGTTCTATTAACTGGGCAAACTTTTCTAAAACAACAGAAGAGTTTATTAAATTATTAGCTAAGCAAGGTGTTATTGTTTCTAAAACAAGTGGAGCAGAGGGTGATGATTTAATGTATGCATGGAATACTGAATCATTAGCAAACAACAAATCTGTTATTATGTTTACTGGTGATAAAGATTTAGTTCAATTAGTAAATAACAATTCTAACAACGGTACTCATACAATATTATTTTCACCGGCTCATAAAAAGTTATATACTTATCAAGGTTTTTCTGAATGGTTAAATAATGAAGAGGATACTGAATCTATAGATATATTTGATACTTTAAAATTATCTTCTACACCAGAATCCCAATCTAAAAAATTACTTAAGGCTGTTTTGTCTAAGAAAAAGGTTAATGTAATAGAAGTAGATCCAGAAGAATTCCGTTTTCGCAAAGTTCTTACTGGAGATTCAGGAGATAATGTACCGCCTGCATATTGGCATACTACAACTAAAAATGGAAAAACTCGAAGATATGGTATTAGTGAAGGTAAAGCCACTACTATCATAGATGAATTCAAACAAAAACACGGAAGTTTATCTCATATGTATTTATATGAAGAAGGCTATATTACTGATCTTGCCAATATTCTTATTCGTCATATGAAAGCTAAACATATGAGCAGAGAACAAATTATATCTAATCTTAAATCTAATGTTCAATTAATGGTATTGAGTTCTCATACTATCCCAGAAGGTATTCTAGATGAAATGTTTAAATCAGTAGAATCTAAAATGAATGTAAATGAATTAAAGTTACCTTCTATTTCTACAATGAAATCACTATTAGAAAATACTAAATATCAAGGTGATGATAATTCTGCTATAAAATCTGCTATCTTTAAAGGAGATAAAGATGAGGATAGTAATGATTTTTCTTTTATTACAAATAAAAAGAGTAAAGGTAAAATATTTTAGTATTTGTAAAAACAAATCTATTGCTTAATCATATAAATAATAAAAGGTAATGAAACTATTCGATTACATAAAAGTTCTTTTTGGGAAAGATACACAATGGGAGAAGTTAAAAGGGTATGATAAATCTAAAAATTCATTTATGACAAATAGGTTTATGTCGATTAAATTTCCTATTCAAGCTAATATGTTTAATGCATTAAAAATAGATGCAGTAGGACAAGCAGAAGCATGGAGAATGGTAGCCTCTAAATTTAATAGAGTTCCAGGATTTATTTATACTAAAACTAAAGCTTCTAAAAAAATAAAAAAATGGGATCCTAATCCGCAAGCATTGGAAATGTATCTCAAATTAAATGAGATCGGTGAAAGAGATTTTAAAGAAGCCATGAAACATAACCCAACTGAAATTAAAAAAGCGATTAGTTCTTTAGAAAAACAGATGGGAAATGATGTTAATTGATAATAAGTTTGAATTAGAAATACCTACTCACATTTCATTTACTCTTTATAGTAATGATTACATTGACGGTTTAATAATTTCTCGTGTTAAACGCGAGTGTAAAAATGAAAGTAATAATAATAGTGAGTTTACTCTAACATTAGAAAGATTTAATACTGCAATTAGAACATCTGCTTTTTTAAAAGCTGAGTTATCTAAAACATTAAACCAAGAGATGTTACCTAATCCTAATTTTAAGGCTAATTCTATTTTCTTTTTACAGTCCATAATTAATAGATTGCCTAATTTAGAAAAAATTACATTTAAAATATCTGATGAAAAAACATTTTCTAGATTAATAAAAGTTGATGGAAATCGTGAAATTGTAAGTTTTCATTTTAATATAATTGAAGGTACTTTTGATTTAACTAAATTACTTAATAGAGAGCAATTAGATAATTTTAATAAAAGATTTATGGATGTAGGTATTATGAAAAATAAATACTTAGAAAGATCTGCTTATTTTTATATAAAGGCTGCTGTATTATTTGATGTACTTTCTGAATTAGATGAAGCTCAAGTATTAGAAGCATTTGATGTTATTGCAGCAGTTGATCCTAAAATTGAAGAAGACGATCCTATTTTATTAGTTAAGACTGATTATACTCCTTATTGATAGTGAATATATAAACAAATTATTGTTTCTATATGAAAAAGATTATTAACTGGATTAGTGGACTTTTACGGGATGAAAAGGGTACTCCTTCATCAAAAAGATTTATCGGTATTACTGCTGGTTTATCATTATGTATTGCATTGTTTATTAATTTATATACCGAACACCCTGTTTCAGATGCAATCGTTAATGCCGTAGCTGCTATATGTATTGGTGGTTTAGGTTTAGCTTCAGCTGATAAAATCTGGGCAACGAAAAAAGAAGGCAAAGTAGACCAACAAATAAACTCATAACATGGCAGTAAATGGATCATCAACAGATGCTAATGGAGATCAATTACTCGTTAGTTTACAATCACCTTATGAAAATGTAGTAGAAATATTAGGTTTTACAGATTCTATTACAGGGGAAACTACCTCATGCTATTATCAAAAGGATTTTAGGTGGGGTATTGATGGTGTTACATATTCTGATTGGATTCAGCTTACTGATATTAACTTAGAAAATTTATCATTAAACCCTGCAAATAAATTCTGGATTCAATATAGATATACACAAGTAGGAGATTGTACATTAACTTTTAATTCTATAGCATTAGAAGTAGTAACAGATGGTGGTATTATTTGTAAAATTCCACAAATTAATTGCGACGGGGCAGACGGTTGCTCTGGTGCTTTAAACTTAGCATTTGATTGTTGTGGTAGTGGGTGGAACCCTTATGATATATCAAGAGCTGGGCAGATGTATACTCAGTTATCTGCAATGGCTAGTAATTTATTCGGATTCTGTGTTAAGTATTATAAAACTAAAGCTGACCAAAGAAGTAAAGATGTAATATTAAAAGAATATTCATTATTTGATGTTATTGCATCAGGGGATATAAAGATTATGATTCCTGATAATGAATTACCTACTAGGGATATAAACTTTAATCCATTAATGATGGATTTTCCAGTTCAATTTGAAATCCATATTGTAAAATCAGCATTTGAGGCTGTATTTGGGGTCGGGTCAAAACCACAGATGAGAGACTATTTATATTTTGAACAATTTATGAATAGGATGTATGAGGTTGATGCAATGGCAGAAGCCGATGATTTTATGTATACTGGATCTTATTGGAGAGTAAGTCTTGTAACATACCAAAAGAGAACTAATGTATTATATGATGGAGGCGAAAATGCCTCTGCTGCGCAAGTGGCAGTTAGTGCTGCAATAGAAGTAGAGACTGATGCATTAACTTCTAATGTAGAAGATAAGTTTAGAGTCGAAAGAGAGAATCAATTTAAAGATGTAAGAAAACCTAATGAATACAATACAATAGGTAGCCAAGCAAATGATTATGTAAGAAGGGCATTAAATAAAAAAATGTCTATTACCGAAGAAAATCTTTATAATAATTGGACTATTATTTCTAAATACCATTATGCATTAGGAACACTTACGGATAGATCATTAGCAGTTAAATACAGATATGATAAAGGGTGGACTGATGTGGAAGATAGATCATTTACATTTTGGTTTAGACCAAAGTATTTAAAACCTATCCAAAGCAATATAGTTATAACAAGCATTTTAAATGATGGGGGTTATCCTGTATTACTTACACCAGGATTACCGGAGTCTCCAGAATCAGATAAGATTAAAGTAGGAGATTGGATATCTGTTAAAGGTACTTCTAATTATAATGGTATACAAAGAGTAAAAGAAGTATTTTATGTTATAAATGCATCAGATAGAATTATACTTGATACTCCTTATTTAGATGATGTCATAACCCCTACTGCTAAATTTGCTAAAGAAATAAGTAATACATTTATTCAATATGATAATGATGCAGTATTACCAACATCATATGTTGAGTTAACATACACAACTAATTGGTTTATAATTAAACTTAATGATATTTATTATAAATTTGATTTATCTGTTTCATTAATTAAAGGTGAATGGTATGCTGCTACAATTAATTTAAATAATTTATCAAAACAATTATCATTATTCCTATATAATACTGTAGAAGATGCTACTGCTATTAATCCTGATAGGACTTCAGATCTAAAGAGTATTTATATTAAAACTTTAACAATACCTGCAACTAGCATTCCTGATAATCATGCATGGAAATTATTAGGGTGCCAAACTGATTTAACTAATATAAGAATATGGAGCCAACCTATTGAGGAAGAACTACAAGAATTGATCTTGAGCCAATATGTGGTAAAAGATTCTCATTTAGCATTATTAATTGATAATGCATCACCAGAATTATTATTACCAACCGCTACTAATCCTAGGTAAACTTGGAATATATAATATAAATTTAGTAATTATATGAAAGAAGAATCGAAAGGAAAATTTCGTGATAGTTTAGGAGATCTCTTAAATGATCTCCCTGATGAAGTTGAAGGCTTTGGTGATAACCATGAAGAATTACAACCTGTTAAAATTGATAGCGGCCAAGCTACTGCTTTAGTTAGAGCTAAAAATAAAGCCGAAAAGGTAATGAATAGCTTATTAACTTTTTATTTAAGTGAAGAGATTATTGCAGAGCATGAATATATTAGAGCTAAGGCACAATTAGATGAATCAGCACTATCTATGCTAATTAGACAAATGCAAAATAGCGAAACTGCTATTACTTTATTAATGGAGACAATTCATGAAGGTGATGTATCCCCAAGAATGTTTGAAGTACTTAGCGATTTACAAAGAACTCTTTTAGATATTATTAAAAGCCAAACTATGTATATGGTAGCTATTGAGGAAAATGCTAAAAAAATATCACGTGATGTTGATGTTTATCATAGTACAGAAAGTTCAAATTCCAATAAACAAAGTGGTATTAAATCAAGAGGGACAAAAGATTTAATGAGAGCTTTACAAGATACAATTAAAGAAGAAGATATAGAAGATGTCGATAGCGATGAAAATGAAGAATAATTACTTGTTAATTCAAGAAATTAATCAAGAAGAGATTACTACCCCAAGTGGGCTTATAATACCTCCACCTAAACATAATCGTAAAGCACGAATTATTGAGACTGGAAGTGACCAAGTTAAACCTGGAAATATAATATTAAAAAATATGGGCAAAGGAACAGCAGTAACATTAAATAATACAGAATTTGAAGTTATACATATTAATCAAATCTTTGCTATAATAGAAGAAAATGCCTAGACCTCAAGCAGAATCAGCTGGATTTGAATTTAAAGTATCTAAAGGTGCTGAGTCTTTTGCATGGACCTCTCTTAAAGTAGAGCAGCTAATGCTAGCAATTGATGAAGGTTATAAGCCAAAGTCTACACCGTTCTATGAAGGCAATCCTAATTTAAGAAAAGGTAATATTGTATTTAATTATACAGATAATGAAATACAAGAAATTAAAAGGTGTGCAAAAGATATTGTATACTTTGCAAATACTTATTGTACTGTAATGACCGATGAAGGTTTACAGACAATTAATTTAAGACCTTATCAAGAAGAAATGCTAAGGCAGTTCCAAGCAGAAAGATTTAACATATGTTTAGCCAGTAGACAAGTTGGTAAAACAATATGCTCATCTATTTTTATTGCTTGGTATTCAGTATTTAATTTTGATAAAAATTCGCTAATACTTTCAAATAAAGGTGCTACAACAAGAGAAATTATTGATAAAGGTAAAACTATATTAGAACACCTACCGTTCTTTATCAAGCCCGGTACTCTTAAATGGGATGTATTTAATTCTAAATTTGATAATGGCTGTAGAATTATAGGTCAGACTACAACTAAAAAGGCAGCAATTGGTTTTACTATTCACCTATTATTTATGGATGAGTTTGCGCATATACCAGCAAACTTTGTAAATACATTTTATGAAAATGTTTATCCAACAGTATCCGCTTCACAAAATTCTAAAGTTATTATAACAAGTACCCCTAATGGCTTTAATAAGTTCTATGACATATACACAGCAGCTGATAAAGGGTTAAGTGAATATACACCATTTAGAGTAGACTGGTGGGATGTGCCAGGAAGAGACGATGAATGGATGAGGCAAGAAGTTGCTAACTTAGGAAGTGACGAGGCTTTTAATAGACAGTACGGAAATCAGTTCATTGCAAATTCTTCATTATTACTTAGTGCTAGTAATTTAAAAAAATTAGTTAAAGGCCAAGTAGAATTTATTCATAAAGAAATTCCAGAATTTGATGATGCAGAGATTGATTACTCAGGTATGTTATGGCACCCTGAATTTAATTTAGATGACATAGAAGAAGATTGTAATTACTGGTTATTTTCTGTAGATATAGCAGAAGGTACAGGTGGAGATTATTCAGTTATTAATATATTTCAAGTAAAAATGTTAAATAAAGAAGATTGGAAAAGAGTTACAACCCCAGGTAGTTTTGTAGACTTTTTTGGAATATCTCAAGTAGCTAGGTTTAGGAGTAATTCTCATACTATTGAGGAGTTTGCTAAAACATTATACATTTTAGGGTTTGATTTATTTTATTCTGAAAATGTAAAACTTATTATTGAATGGAATATGTTTGGTGGTGAATTAATTAAAAGAATGGAGACTGTCTTTCCACAAAGAAATGATTTTGATGAAGAATCTGTTGTTAAATTTAAACATAGAGTAGATGCTAACACAAAAAGGTTTGGGTTAAAAGTAAAGAAAGATAATAAACCTATCTTTTGCCAAAACTTTAAAAAATATATTACTCAGAATAAAATTCAAATATTTGATAAGGATACTGTTAAAGAATCTTCTACCTTTGGTAAACTTCCAAATGGATCTTATGCAGGCCAATTAGGTAATGATGATTTAATTATGACTTGTATAAATAGTTCGGAGTTCTTTACAACATTAGATTATTCAGATTTTGTTGAAGAGATATATGATGTAATGGATACTTCTATACAAAACCAAATTGAAGAAATTCTTGAAAAGGATTCCAAGGGTGGAAATCTTAATTTTGATATATATGACTTAGTATAAAAAGTAGTTGCTTGGTGGATATATAAAAAAACAAATAATAAAAAAATATAATATAAGATGGCACTAGATCCGAAAATCGCTTCCCTTAAGGCTGCAGGAACATACCGCTTTGAATTTGACAAAAGTCAAGTAGTAAGTATCCCAGCGAACCAAACGCGACTTGTTGTTGGTTTTTCCAAGAGAGGTCCGTTTAATACACCAGTCTTTGTACCTGATACTGGCTTCTTCAAGCAAGTATACGGTGATATAGATAGAAACTTAGAAAGAAAAGATTCTTTCTTCCATAGAAGCTGTTTAGCTGCATTGGAAAGAGGGCCTATTCTTGCACTTAACTTACTTAGCTTAGATGCTGATGATAAAGTTAATGCTGTTAGATTTGCTACAGCATCAACACCAGAAGCTCAAGCAAATGCAGGTGCATCATATGAATATGCAAAATTTTATAATAGAGATAAATTTTGGTATCCATCAACAACAGACTTTTTAACTAATGTTGGCGCTAATACTACTAAATTAAGTGCATTAACTGTGAATGATTTATTAGATGTTACTAATATAGGACAAAATCCTATTTCAGTAATTGCTAAAAAATCTGCAAATGCAAACGTTTTAGCATACAATGTAACTGTTGAAGAATGGTATGGTGCTGCAAATGTACCAGGATTTTTAAATAAGGATAGTTTAATATCTGATTTCTTTGTAGATATCTTTGTAATAGAAGGTAACTTTGGTGGAGACTTTAGTTCTACTACCCCTTATTCAAGATTTAATGCTGATCCAACATTCCAAAAGTATTTTGACCCAACACAAGGTATTAAGAGAAAGAAGTTTACTTCCGATTCAACTGATACTTTATTACAAGAATTCTTTAATGAATCAGAAGTAACATTACAGGCAACATATACTGCTTGCTTAATTCCTGATTTTGTAGATTTGTTAGGTAACAATCTTTTTGTAGAAAAAGTTGTTAATGCTGATACTGCTAGTACAGGTTTATTTGTTACAGTAAATGAAGATTTGTTTGATGGCGATACATTAATAGATGGTGTTGCTGGTGGTATTGATATGATAGGACACAATATTGAATATACTCAAGCAACTTCAATCCAAGATGATGTTAACTTCTTATCTTACGGAGGATCAATTGTTTCTGATTTAAATTATTGCAGAACAGTTGAGCCAGGATCTACGGTTACCAATGTAGATAGTACAATAACTACATCAATACCATCTGCTGGCGGATTCCAAATTCAAATAGTTAATGCAAATGCTACTAAAGATGCAATATGGAATGCATTTAATACATTCACAGCAAATACTGCCGATGCAGTAGGAACATATGTTCTAGGTGCTGTTTCTGGAGAATATATTCCAGTTACTTCTAAACAAGTTGTAGGTAATACTATTACTGTTTTACTTTCAGATTTTGGGAATACCACCCTTGCTGATTTTGCAACAGGCGCAACAGCTACTTATACATATATAAACGAAGGAGACTTTGATTTTGTTGCTGATGAAAATGCTAGCCAAGGTGATGCTGGAATTATAGGTTCTTATGGATCTACATTACAAAAGCAATTTGCTAACGGTATTTTAACTGATGGCGATGAGGCAGTTTATGTAGACGGAGGGCAACAATATACTTCTTATTTAGTAATGAATTCTGTAGATTATGGATATATTCATACAGGTGTTCCAACAGGACCTACTACTAAAACGGTAATATCTGATCCTTCATATTACATTCCTTCAGTAAGAATTACACCTTATGAACAAGATGCGTTTACTTCAGTTACACCACATGCTCAATTTACTTTAGACGGTACAGGATTATTCCTATTATCCGATGGGTCAACTTATGCTGCTGCTAATTGTTTAAATGTACAAACTTTAAAAGGTGCTCTTAATGTTACTATAGATATTATTGGAGATTCATTAAATGAACCAACATTAAAACCTAATGAAATTCTTATAGCAACAACATCACCAGAAATAGCTGATGTGGTTGTAGGAAATTATTTAGTACACGATGAAGGAACTATTAGTGGTCATTCAAGATTAACTAGAATTAATATTGTAGAAGGTGGATTAACACCATCTGAATATGCAATTATACCGGCAGGAACAACTGCTATTAAGGTTACATGCCAATCAGAAGTTGATGTAACTTTGGTTACAGGACCACCTGCACAAAGGAAAGTAGAATTATACTATCCAATTGATTCATGGGTTGATTACCTTAATATATTTGAATTACCTGGGTTTGCATTAGATTCATCTAAGCATGTACCTACTGGAACAAATGCTCAACAGAATAAATGTTTAAGTCCAATATTAGGTGGTACAAATTTATATAAAGCTTTAACTGATAGAGAAACAATTAATTTCCGTTATGTAGTAGATACTTATGGGAATGGAATTGAGGCAAACTGTAAAGCTATTTATACTAATTTATGTATGGGTAGAAAAAATGCATTTGCAATAGTCAATGCCCCATCGGCAAAAGACTTTAAGAAAAATACTGATCCAAGCTTTTCAGATGCAACTGGTGGTTTATCCTCTAGATTTATATCTGAAGGTGGAAATCTTGCATTAAATCCAACTGTTAGGTTCTCATTACCTTCTGCAACAAGCGGAGGTTCTTTTGGAGGATATTATTATCCATTCCTTACTGTTAGAGATTTAGGCAAGAATATAAATGTACCACCTGCTGCTTATGTATCTAATAACTACATTCTTAAATATGAAAACGCATTACCTTGGTCAATCGTGGCTGGTGTAAGACGTGGAGTAATAGGCGGAAATGGAGTTGTAGGATTAGAAATTAATTTAGATCAGTCAGATCGTTATTATTTAGAACCGTTTGGATTAAATCCAATTGTATTTCAAAGTGGAACAGGCCCAACTATATTTGCAAATAAAACTGCACAACAGGTTCCGAAATCTGCACTAAGTTCAATTAATGTTAGAGAGGTTGTAATTTATATCCAAGATGGTATAGAAGCAATACTTAAAAACTACTTATTTGAATTTAATACAGCTCAAACGAGACTAGAAATAAAAACATTAGCTGACAACTTCTTAGCAACTGTTCAAAACGATGATGGTGTTTATGATTATAGAAATATAATGGATGAAACAAACAATACACCAGATGTAATTGATCAGAATGTAGGTATCCTTGATACATACATTGAACCAGTAAGAGGAATGGAAATTCTTGTACAAAGAACAACTATTTTAAGAACAGGTGCAATTAGTACAGGAAACTTTCAATAAGAAGTTAGTTAAGACGAATATATAAAAAAACAAAATAAACTATGCCGTTACCACATTATACCCAATCAAGGGCCAGTAGCCAAAGGTACGAACCTATTCAGCCTAACCTATTTGAGGTGACTATATTTTCACCATTAGGAGATGATACGGGACTAATCTTAGAGCAAGTAAAATCAATTGGAGGTTTAAATAACTTAAACCCATCCATTGATCCAGTAAATCAAAAATATAAATTTGCTGATAGATCTTATGCCGGTATGCCTGGTCAAACATTTGTTGATTTAACACTTAACTTCACTCTTAACTTGAATGAAGCTAATGAAAATTACATTTATAATACTTTCCGTAATTGGAATAACTTAATCTATGATCCATTAACTGGTGAAATGGGATTGAAAAAAGATTATGTTGGAAGTATGATAGTTGTTCAATATAACAGAGCAGGTGATATCTTTAGAAAGATTACATTAAAAGATGTATTCCCTACAGGACAGCCTGATTTCTTAGATGAATTAAATTATGAAACTCAAGATCCTGCTGAGTTAACAATGACTTATCGTTGTGATCATTGGATCGAAGAGAACGTAGGAGCTTAAAATTATTAAAAACTGGGATTATTTAAATATTCCCAGTTTTTTTGTCATCACTCTAATATATAATATAAATTATATAATATAAATATGATCATATATAAACTACAACAGCAAAAGACAAATAA